TTAAATGGACATGGCACATATACAATGACCAATAATTTTCATGTTCCTCATATATCTAGTATAGAAAAAAATTGTGCTGAAAAAACATATCAATGGTTTCATAATTGGTTTTTTATGACTCAGAATATTGTTCCTAGAATTTTTAATTCTAAAGCAGTGCGAAATTATGTAATGTTGGACAATCCTTATAGTCAACACCTAAATGCATTGTCTGAAGATGAAGTTATTTATTACATGGTACCTAAAGGACTGGAACAAAACCCTCAAAAAAAGAGAGACAAATATTTGTTTTGGATGAGTGCTTTTGGAAAAGGCATGAAAGAAGCAGTTTTAATGTATATTTCATTATATGAACGAGGATTAACAGATAGGCCTTTTAAAATATGCGTACCACCACAAAGAAATAAACTAGATGTTGATATTTGTTGGCAAATGATACATGATGTAGGCAGAAAACGATATCCTATAGAATTTTTAGGAGAGTTAGATTATAAGAGTGCAATGTATCAATTAAGTAATGCCGCTTGTCTTTTTCGAGCCGGTTCTCCCCAAGAAACCTTCGGATTAGTATATCTTGAAGCTAACCAATTAGAAGTACCTGTACTTACATATAAAGGAGATGCTGGAGAAGAAATTTTGCAAGACGAGAATAATTTTCTTATAGGACCGAATAATACATTAAAGGACATTGGAGATTGGTTAATTGATATAGAAAAAAAGAAAACAAGTATTGATATGAGCAGATTTGACCCTAAAAAAATAACTAAAGAATGGATAAAATTGATTGAAAACTCCTAATGATATACGAACATAATACTCTTCTTATAGACAAAAAGAACGAAGTATTTATGACTGTGCAGGCTGAACCTGGACTCGCAAGAGAATTGAGTGATTTTTTTACATTCTTTGTTCCAGGATATCGTTTTATGCCATCATATCGTAATAAAATATGGGATGGCAAAATTCGTTTATATAATCTCTCAAATAATCATCTTTATAGTGGTTTAATTAATTATGTTGAAAAATTTGTTCAAGACCGTAAATATAAAATTGATTACAAAACAAGCCCAAAGAACGTAAATGGGTATAATCAAAATGATTATGAAAGACTTGTAAAATCTCTCAATCTTGAACTAGAACCACGAGATTATCAGAGAGACGCATTTTTGCATTCAATTAATTATGAACGTTCATTATTACTTTCGCCTACTGCATCAGGAAAATCCCTAATCATTTATTTGATTTTGCGTCATTATCAAATGCGTTTATCAAATTTCAAAGCAATTGTAATTGTACCAACGACCTCTCTTGTTGTACAAATGAATTCGGACTTCGCTGAATATGCAAAAAAAGATAGATGGAATGCAAATGATAATATTCATATGATTTATGCTGGTTACGATAAAGTTTCAGATAAACCTATATTAGTATCTACGTGGCAGTCTTTATATAAAATGCCTCTTGGATATTTTTCAGATTTTGATGTAGTCATAGGAGATGAGGCGCACCAATTTAAAGCAAGGTCTTTAACTGCAATTATGGAAAAGACTATTAATACACGATATCGTTTTGGGACCACAGGAACACTTGATGGTACACAAACACACCGTCTTGCACTTGAGGGATTATTCGGACCAGTTTATAAAGTCACTACAACAAAAAAATTAATAGATAATAATACACTTTCTCGATTTGAAATTAAAGCATTGGTATTGCAGTATCCAGAAAAAATTTGTAAAGCACTTAAAACTGCAAATTATCAAGAAGAAATCGAGTTTCTAGTATCAAATAAAAAAAGAAATTATTTTATACGCAATTTAGCATTAAGTCTAAATAATAATACATTGATACTGTTTCAGTTAGTAAAGAAACATGGTACAATTTTATATGACCTAATTAAGAAAAAAACAGATGTCTGCAATAGGACAACTTTTTTTGTATTTGGAGGAACAGATACCAATACCAGAGAAGAAATACGAGGAATTGTGGAACATGAATCTAATGCCATTATTATTGCGAGTTATGGCACATATTCTACTGGTATTAATATCACTAACCTTCATAATGTCATTTTTGCTTCCCCATCTAAATCTAGAATAAGAAATTTACAAAGTATAGGGCGAGGTCTAAGAAAAAACGATGCTAAAGAAATTGCTACACTTTATGATATTGCTGACGACTTATCTTATAAATCTCATAAAAACTATACACTCAACCATTTCATTGAACGTATTAAAATATATAATGAAGAACAATTCCAATACAAAATTCTTACAATACCTATCAGAGAATAATATGTCAGAATATAAATACATTCAACTTACAAACGGTGACCATTTGTTTACTGCATTGCATTTTCCAGAAAATAAGACAGGATTTTTAAAATTAAAACAACCATTAAAACTCTCGATGAAAGAAGATGACCATCACATACAATTTGGGTTTATGCCTTGGATACCATTTTCAGATGATGAAGTAATACCATTATCTGCAAAAGCGATTGTTACAATTGCTAATTTAAATGATGAATATATTGAATTATATAAAAAAGGAGTAAATCATCGTACAAATACGGAAAATGTATTAGACCTTGATGACCCAAATATACCTAACGTATTACTTAATTAATATCTCAAAAAGGGGACATACTTATAATAACACATTGTCAAGGGTTTGTCAAGTTCTTGACTATTATCTATATTATGATATAATATACTGATACTGAAAGGAGAAACTAATGGCTAAAATAGCTAAGAAAAAACCTAAACACTATGTAAATAATGCAGATTTTTTAGAAGCATTAATACAACATAAATCTAATGTAAAATTTGCTGAAGATAATGAAAATGAAAAACCTCTGTTGCCAGATTATATTGGTGAATGTTTTTTATTGATTGCACAAAGATTATCATTTAGACCAAACTTTATAAATTATGTATTTAAAGATGATATGATATCAGATGGTATAGAAAATTGTTTACAATATGTGCATAATTTTTCACCTGAGAAATCGCAAAATCCTTTTGCATATTTCACTCAAATAATATATTTTGCATTTATTCGTAGAATTCAGAAAGAGAAAAAACATTTATATGTAAAGTATAAAGAAATGGACCGATTACATTATCTCTCGGATAATATTGAAACGGGACCATATGATATGGGGGGAGAATTTATGACTGAAGTTGCATCTAATGATATGAGAATTACGATAGGTAGGTTTATTAATGAGTTTGAAGTAAAAAAGGCAGAAAAACGGAAGAAAAAACCAATACCAGAATATGCAGGTATATATGCAATTACATAAAATATGAAAATAGCATTAATCACAGATACACATATAGGGGCAAGAAATGACAATATGTTGTTTCAAAATTATTTTAACCGTTTTTATGAAAATACGTTCTTTCCATATATTGATGAACATAATATCAAGTCGTGTATTCATTTAGGTGATGTAGTTGATAGAAGAAAATATATCAATTTTAGGTCTCTTAATTATTTGAGAAATGACATAGTTGGTCGTATGTGGGAGATGGGAGTTGATACACATATCATTGTTGGAAATCACGATTCCTTTTATAAGAATACTAATGATATAAATTCTATGCAAGAATTATTTTCAACATCAGATGGTCTTTGTGAGCCATGGATATATTCAAGTCCAAGAGAATATATTTTTGAGGATACTAAAATTCTTATGATGCCTTGGATTAATTCAGATAATTATACTGAATGTATAACTGCAATCGAGAATTCTGAAGCACAAATTATGATGGGACATCTTGAAATTAATGGTTTTGAGATGCATCGTGGACAAATATGTGATATAGGATTTGATGCTAAAATATTTTCTAAATTTGATTTGGTATTTAGTGGTCATTTTCATCATAAATCTACTCAAGGAGGTATTACTTATCTTGGTAATCCTTATGAAATTATTTGGTCGGATTTTGATGATGCACGAGGGTTTCACATTTTTGATACTGCGACAAGAGATTTAGAATTTATTCAAAATCCATATCGCATGTTTTATAAAATATATTATGATGATTCTAAAGAAACTTTTGAGAGTATTAAGGAAAAAGATTATTCGGTTTATAATGGTACAATTGTTAAAGTAATAGTTACTCAAAAGAATAATCCATATTGGTTTGATACGATGTTGGATGAGTTGTATAAGGCTGATGTTGCAAATGTATCAGTGGTTGAAAATGTTGACCTTGAATTTGAAAATGATTCAGTAGTTGACGAAACTGAAGACACATTGACCATATTAGGCAACTATATTGATACATTAAATATTCGTCAAACAAATAAAAAAGAACTTGATACTTTAATTAAAACGCTTTATAATGAAGCATTAGATTATGAGATTGCGGCATGATGTTTGATACTTATTTAGTTGCTGATACAGAAAGAATTCACGTAAATTATATTGGTTCTAATTTCGAAAAAGATGGCCCATTTTATATTATATTGAAAGATTCTTTTAATAATTTGAAATTTTTTGCTCTAGATATGAATTGTGCGGAAATATGGATGTGGCCAAATAAATCTTGGAGTTTAATGAATGGAATTACAATTTTAGTTTATGATAAAAAACGTCAAAATCTATTATTTGAACAAACACATGATTTTAATATACATCCTAACCGAAGCGTTTATGTTGATGAAAAACCTATAAAATTTAGTACAGACCCATATGATATAGGGTCTTGGTGGGTATATTATGATGTAGTTATTAGGGATGAGTATGACCTTAAAAACCGAAAAGTACAGGAGGGCTCAATCGTTGTTGATATTGGTGCTAATTTAGGTCTTTTCTCGATATTATCTCATAATTATGGTGCTAAAAAGGTATATTCTTTTGAACCTAATCCTGATACGTATTCAAATTTAATAAAAAATACTTCTGAATGTGATTCAATTAAATGTATTAATCAAGCAATTTCAAATAAGACTGGAAAATTATCATTTTATAGTGCATTGTCTAATTCAAGTATAAGTTCTGTTAAATGGATAGATAGCGAGATATATTATAATTGGGGGGATGGTATAGAAATAGATGTTGAGTGTATAACGTTTGATTCTTTTATAAAAAATGAAAAAATTGATATTATAGATTATTTAAAAATAGATTGTGAAGGAAGTGAATGGGATATTATAGATAATAATTTTGTAGAATATATTAATAATAATGTTAAGAATTTGATAATGGAAGTCCATCCTTTCGGAATGTCAAAGAAAATGTTATCCATAAGTGAATACAAAACCTTTTGCGAAAAACAATTATTTGACAAGTTATATAATTTTAAATGGTCCCATGATTTTAATGAGAATGAACTTACGACATTTATGTTAAAAGCGGAGAATATTAAAATGAAAGAACACACAGAAAATGTTGATATAGAACTATCAACTGAAGTTTTTATGGCATTAGCTAAACAGGCTCATAAAAGAGATATTACATTAAATGAACATATTAATGAAATTTTAAAAAAAACGATTAAAGACTCGGAGTATCAATTTGAAAATGGAACAAAACCTCAATTCCTTACTGAAAACCCACCTTGATGACCTCCTTGTATTAGAAAAAGAATACGATGAAACAATGACTCGTGGTAAAATGCATTTACGAGATATAGCACACGCAAATGTACATATTAAAACAATAGAAATTATTGAAATATTAAAATCAAACTACAATACGCTTTTATAAAGTATGATCTTATTCGAAAAAATTAGGTGGAAAAATTTTCTATCAACTGGACAGAACTTTATTGAAGTTGATTTGAATAGGAATCCAACAACTCTAATTGTTGGCGAAAATGGTTCAGGCAAATCTACTATACTTGATGCTCTCGTATTTAGTTTGTTTGGTAAAGCATTTCGCAACATTAATAAATCGCAATTAATTAATTCAATAAACGAAACAAATTGTCTTGCCGAAGTAGAATTTCTTATAGGTAAAAAACATTATCTAGTTCGTAGAGGTATCAAGCCTAACCTGTTTGAGATTGAGGTTGATGGAGTAATGATAAATCAGGACTCAAAAGCCAGGGATTATCAAGAACAGTTAGAGAAAAATATCCTTAAACTTAATTACAAATCGTTTACACAAATTGTGATACTCGGCAGTTCATCGTTTGTGCCTTTTATGCAATTAAAATTAAATGACCGCCGAGTAATAATTGAAGATTTACTTGATATTCAGGTGTTTTCTACAATGAATTTGATTCTCAAAAATAAAGTATCGAGTCTTAAAAATGATGTTGGGCAAAATGAACTTGAAATCTCAAAAAATGAGAATGTAATTGGTTTACAGGAAGAATATATCTCAAATATGAAGCAGAATAATAAACAATTGATTTCTGCTAATCAAAAAAAGATAGAAGAATCTAATGAACATATTGCAACATATACTTTACATATAGAGGACCTTGAATGTCGTATTATAAGATTAGAAAATTTAATTAAGGATTTTGACCAAGAACAGAAAAAACAACAAAAGTTAGACAAATATCAAGACGAAATACATAAAAATATAAAACGTACAGAAAATGAAATAAAGTTTTATCGTAAAAATACAGAGTGTCCAACTTGTAAACAAACCATTGATGAGGAACATAGAGAGTGTGAAATTACAGAAAAACTAAAAAAGAAAACAGAACTAATTAAAGCAATAGAAAAAATAGAAGAAGAAATAATTATATCTTTTAAGTTGCTAGAAGATATGACCAAAACACAAAAATCAATTTCTGAATCACAAGGTGAAATTACAAAGCATAATACATCAATTTCCGCAATTAATCAGTACATACAAAAAATCAATGAGGAAATACATCTCTTGAATGAGAGTGGTGCAAATGTGACAGATGCATCAAAAAAACTTAAAACCTTGAAGTCGGTCCAAAAACATCTTTTGACATTAAAAGAGGACCATAGTAATCTATTATCTATCTATGAAATTGCAAATGTATTACTTAAAGACGGAGG